CTCGTCCTGACGGCTGGCGGTGGCGCCACCAACGGCAAGGTTCTCGTCAAGGACGGTTCGGGTAACACGGTTCTCGCGGTCTCCGCTGGCAACGCTGCTACCAACGCTGTCATCTCGGGTTCGGCCACCGCCGTAACCTTCGCGGCTGACGGTTCCGCTTCGAACGTTGACGTCGTTCTCGCGCCGAAGGGCACGGGCTCGGTTTCTGCCTCGAACGCCAAGATCGTTGCTGTCGCCAACGGTACTGCTCCGACCGACGCGGTCAACGTCTCGCAGCTTCAGACTGCCGTCTCCTCGGCCCAGACTGCTGCTACCTCGGGCTCGCACCGCTCGGTATCCGCTGCCATCACCGAGACCAACGGTTCCGTTGCTCTGGGTACGGTCAACGGCACCGCAGTTCGCGTCAAGGTTGTTGTTACCTCGGCCTTCTCGGCTGGTGCATCGATCACCGTGGGTCGCGCTGGCGCAACCGCCGAACTCGTCGCTTCTTCGGACGTCGATGAGGCCGCTGTTGGTATGTACGTGATCGAACTCGCCAAGGACTACACCTCGACTGGCATCACTGCCACCGTCGTCGCGGGTTCGGGTTCGACCGGCACTGCCAAGGTCTACGTCGAGTATATCTCGGCCTAATTAGAGAGGGGCTTCGGCCCCTCATCTAAATTATAAATTAAACCCAGGGCTAAAACCCTGGGTTTTTTCATGTCAATTTTACTGCACCTTTATCTCAACCCGTTTTTACCCATAAATACGTAGTAGAACTTTAAATTTTAGGAGCTTTTCATGGCCGATCTAGGTTCAGTGCGTATTTCCATTAATGGCGGCATCATCGCTGGTACATCGGCCAATGGCGTCGCTCGTGCAGTTGTTGTCGTTGACGATAATTTGCGTGGCCCCAGGGGTGTACAGGGCGTTCCAGGCATTGCTGGACCGGTGGGTCCGGCTGGCCCGGCTGGCGCAACAGGTCCGGCTGGTCCGGTAGGCCCCCAGGGAAATATTGGTCCTGCCGGGCTTCAGGGCATTCAGGGCATTCCCGGCCTGCAAGGTGAAACCGGTCCATCAGGGCAGGTCGGTCCAGTAGGGCCTCAGGGCGACAAGGGCGACAAGGGCGACAAGGGCGATGTTGGCCCACAGGGTCCGGGCATTGGTGAGAAAGGTGACAAGGGCGACCAGGGCGATCAGGGCGTTGCGGGTCCCCAGGGACCGTCTGGTGCTGATGGTCTCGTGGGTCAGACTGGACCCCAGGGCGAGATCGGTCCGGCTGGCCCCCAGGGCGAGACCGGTGTAGCGGGTCCGGCTGGTATTCAGGGCGAGACCGGCCCGGCTGGTCCGGCTGGTTCCCAGGGTGAGGCTGGTCCGGCTGGTCCGGCTGGTCCCCAGGGAGAGATCGGTCCGGCTGGCCCCCAGGGCGAGACCGGCCCGGCTGGTCCCCAGGGCGTCGCTGGTGTTGATGGTGCCAATGGCGTCAATGGCGTCGCCGGTTCTGAGGGTCCTCAGGGTCCTCAGGGTCCTCAGGGATTGAAGGGTGACAAGGGCGATCAGGGCGAGATCGGTCCAATTGGACCCTCTGGCGGCGAGAAGGGTGAGAAGGGCGACATTGGTCCCGCTGGTCCGACCGGACCCCAGGGCGTTGCTGGTGTTGATGGCGTAGCTGGACCGGCTGGACCGGCTGGCGCGCAAGGTGATGTCGGACCCCAGGGCATGCAGGGTATTCAGGGTCCGATCGGTCCCAAGGGAAATGACGGCACCTTCAATGGCTCTGGTATTCTACCCCGTAACTACGCGGACAATAACGCAGCGATTCTTGCGGGTCTGACCGAGGGTGACGTCTACCACACCGATGGAGTTTTGAAGATCGTAATTTCTATGTAATAAAACCTCATAGAATCATATAAGGGCGCGGGGTATCCCCTGCGCCTTTTTCTTTTTACTACGACTAAATACACCAAACTTAAATTTGGTGGTCAATGTCCCATATTGTCGATGCCCGCAACTCTGGCGGCGATTTCGTAATCCTCGGTAAAGCGCTTGTTCTCCCACAGACCGACATCGGTGATGCTGGAAGTGAACCGCTCAACGCGTCGATTCGATACAATCCAATTACTGACAATGTCGAAGCCTATCTCCCCCTTCGTGGCACCAATGGTGAGTACCGTTGGGAGAAGGTCGGTATCGATCGCGGTAATTCGTATGTGATGTTTACGACGGGTGCGACCATGACAGGTCCACTTACCATGCGCGATGCGCAAATTCTTATCGATAACGGTACGATTCAGTCGCCCGGTATAGCGTTTACCGAGGAACAAACCACTGGATTCTATCTATCTGATTTCGGTATTGAGACCTCTGTTCAGGGTTCGAATATTGTCACGACCACACCTGATTTTGTTACGATTCATGGAGACCTCTACTCAGAATCGGTAACCGCAAACGCTGCGAGTTTCCATACCGCCACCACAGATACGCTTACTGCCAATACCATCACCGCAAACTCGGCGAACTTCCAGGCAACCCACGCGGAATCGTTTAGCGCGAATACGATTACAGCAAACTCTGCGACTTTTCAGGTCACCACAACGGATTCGATTGCCGCCAATGCTGCGACATTCTACGCGGTTATGGCGAATGCGATCGAGGCAGATACCACAACGATATCGGGAACCGTAACAGCGACGCTTGTTGAAGCACTTGTTGCGCAAGTTCGTGAAGTTCGTACCAATGAGATGTACATTTCTGGTGAAACTCCTGAATCTAATGCGGCATCGGCCTTCTATGCTAATTCCAATACATGGCTAATTCAGCATAATGCACAGAATCAGGCACTCGGATTCCTTTTTAACGGAAATACTGCGGTAACATTCTTCGCGAATGGAACGGTTTCGGCAAATTCTTTCGTCGATTACCAGGGAAACGCGATTTCGAACGGCGGTGGAACTGCGTCCTTCCCCGCAGGTGGTGTACCCGGCCAGTTTCTGTCTCTCGATGGGGACAGCCAGCCGATTTGGTCAAACGGTGCGGTCCATGACGGAACCACTGTCGGACCTGCTGGACCAACCGGCCCAAAGGGAGAGACCGGTGATACCGGCCCTAAGGGGGATAAGGGTGATCAAGGAATTCAGGGTACGACGGGTGCCAAGGGTGATCAGGGTGACACCGGACCACAGGGTATTGCTGGTCCGAAAGGTGAGTCAGGCCCGCCCGGTCCCCAAGGAGAAAAAGGCGATGTTGGGCCGATCGGACCCTCGGGTGGACCGCCGGGTCCGGCTGGCCCCCAGGGTGAGCCGGGACCGGCTGGACCAAAGGGCGATGACGGTGCTCAGGGCGAAGTCGGTCCCCAGGGCATCCAGGGCCTCGCCGGAGCTACCGGCCCGGCTGGTCCGAAGGGCGATAAGGGTGACACCGGAGATGTAGGTGCAGCCAGCACGGTTGCTGGACCCAAGGGTGATACCGGTCCCGCCGGTCCGCAGGGTGCGACTGGTGAGACCGGTCCTGCCGGACCCAAGGGCGACACGGGCTCTCAGGGTATCCAGGGCGTTCAGGGTCCGATCGGCCCGCAGGGACCTAAGGGTGATACGGGCGCGACTGGTCCACAGGGTCCAGCGGGTCCAGCGGGATCGTCAACGGGCGGAGGTGAGGCAGTCCAGGGTCCTCAGGGTATTCAAGGCGAGCCAGGACCGACTGGACCCAAGGGTGATACCGGTCCCGCCGGTCCGCAGGGCGTACAGGGCGAGACTGGCGCAACGGGTCCTGCTGGCCCCAAGGGAGACATTGGCGCGACCGGACCTCAGGGTCTTCAGGGTATCAAGGGTGACACGGGCGCAACCGGCCCCAAAGGTGACACGGGAGCCACAGGCGCCACTGGTCCTCAAGGTCCGGCAGGTGCAGCGGCGGCGAAGGGTGATACAGGCGCCACTGGTCCTCAAGGAATTCAAGGCGAGCCAGGACCAAAAGGAGACACCGGTCCTCAAGGCCCGGCCGGTCCGGCTGGTACGTCGGGGTCATCTGGCTCCGGGGGAGGAATTTCTGTATATCCGTTCCATCCTCCAACGGCATCTATTTTTTCATTCAACAGCAGCGGACCAAACGTAGTCTTGAGAAGTTCGGCAAATAAAAGAGCTTTCACACTCGCACGAATCGATTCAGGAACATCGGGTCGTGATGTGGCAGGCTTTGTCGGTAAAAACGTTCCCACGGGGACTAGCTGGAAGGTGGATGCTATTATCAGAATCCCACCAGTGATTAAAACTTTATATCATCGTATGGGCGTATCTATATTTGAAAGCAATTCCAAAAGAATTCTTCAATTTGGAGCTACTAACTTCGAAGGTGGTAAAGCTATATTTGACGTTACGACTTCAAGCTATAATGCGACTCCTTGGGTTGTGAACTCTAACGCTTCGGTCTTTGAAATGTGGATTCGCATCACGTTCGATGGAGCGAATTATGTGTTCCAAGAAAGTATCGATATGGGTTCAACATTTGATACGAGATTTACCGCGCCTGTTTCGAGTTATTTTACGGCAGACAAGATTGGACTTTCGGTGCAATCGTACGATAACGCGAATCCAGTTGGCCTTTATGTTCAATGTGTATATTGGGACGACCCTGATTTTGTTGCACCAAACGGTCTTGATATTTAAGGAGTATTATGAAAGAACCTCTTTCGATTCCGCGATTTATCGCGTTGGTTTTGGACTCATCGGCCGAAGGCGATGTTTCAAAGACTTGGTTCAAGTGTGTTAAAGAGAACGCCCCAAGTGGTGTTCTCCTTAACATCCCTACGAGCGACGACCAGGGTATGCCGAAGACGGTTTGCATGGTTCACCGCGAGCAGGGTGCCAAACATCTTTACATGATCCCGCTGTCGCGCGATCTGGCCGAGAACGAAGGCGAGGTGATCGTCAATGCGTTCACCGACCTTAATCCAGATTTGGATTTTGACGTACAGTCGTCGGCCACCCACGGTGAGGAACAGGAATCCAACGCCCCCGTGGTGGTCGATCAGGACCGCTACGTCAGCCTGTGTACGGCCTGGGCCAAGCGCCAACACGATACGTGGGTGAAGGATCGTGAGGACAACGGCTGGCGCTATGGCACTACCCTGTCGATGTCGGAGAAGACCAATCCGTTGATTCGCCCCTGGGAACAACTTCCCGAGAAATATCGCAAGCCCGATTTGGACGAGCCACAGGCGCTGCTCGACCTACTCAACGACCAGGGCTATGCCGTCGTGACGAAGGGTGAGCTTCAGGCAATGCTCAATCTTATGCGCATCTCGAACCCACTTTTAAGAGAAAGCGCTGGAAGCGAGTATCCAGGCTCAAAGAACCTCTCTAAAGCGATCGCCTATGCGATGCACGCGGTGAAAAACGCCAAAGGACTTGACAGGGACGAACTCCGTAAAGCCGTAAGCTACTTCAATGTCGCCCGGAGCCTTTGGAAACTTGGAGACATGCAAGGAGTCAATAGCGCCCTATCAAAGGGAATCGCAATTCTCGATAAGGCTGAGCCGATCGAGGAGGACTTCTTCAAAAAGAAACCCTCTGTGGTACCGACCGATCGTCTTGCCCACGCTTCGCGTTCTGCTGATGAACGGATTGCCGCCCGTGATTGGACACCAATTAAGCCACACAAGCCCGCGCAGGGTGTAATCGGCCGCCAGCAGCCCTCAGCGCCCCCTCCAGCCCCGACGAACGAGCCTAGGGTATTCGGCAAGCGCCGGTAAGATAAAGCCCGTCAGGAGCGATCCTGGCGGGTTTTTACGCACGCTCCGGGACTTCTTCGATGACATAGTTGAGCGCGCTCATCTCGGAATCAAATACCCCCTCAAACTCACCGTCGAGGTACAATTCGATTTTCCCGTGGCGCGTCATCTTGAAAATAATATCATGACCTTTGAGCGTCATGGGGCGATCCTCTGCGGTCGATCATATCATAGTCTACACCTATCAAAATCCTCGTCAACGAAATATCCAGACCTGAAACAAGAAATGCTAGAATACTCATTCATATCATAGTGGGTATCAAAATGGATTCTTTATCAATCATTGAAAAGCTCTCTCAGACGTCAAGCCGGATAGACAAAGAACAGATCATTCTTTCTGCGTTTATGGAGGGAAATAGAGAGTTCTTTATTGCAGCGCGTCTTGCATACGATCCACTTATTACGTTTGGAGTAGCAAAAGTTGCATCTGTCGAGGACGATGGAACATTGGGCGACTATTCGTTCTCTGATTTTCTTGCGCTCGCGGATAAGCTTTATCATCGTCAGCTTACCGGTCATGCTGCGAGAGATGCGATCATTGATGCCGCGCTACGATGTGATGCTCGGACGTGGAATAATTTTTATCGCAGAATTCTCTTGAAAGACCTCAAGGCGGGTGTCGAAGACAAGACGATCAATAAGATACTGACTAGAATCAACGGCGAAGCGCGTGACTTCCTAATCCCGATTTTCGGTTGTCAACTTGCGCACGATGGAGCCAAGGAAGAGCATGCCAAGAAGATTCGTGGCGAAAAGATGCTCGACATCAAGCTCGACGGCGTCAGATTGCTTTCGATTCTCGATAAGGAGCCGAACGAAGTCACTCAGTTCACTCGAAACGGGAAACAGAATGACAACTTCGATGCGATTCGAGAGGCGCTAAAGCGCGTCATGGACGAGCTACCCGGATCGGTCATGCTGGACGCTGAGATCACGTCGAAGTCCTTCCAGCAGTTGATGACCCAGGTTAACCGCCGGTCAGAAGTCGATACGTCAGAAACACGGCTGGCCCTGTTCGACATTGTTCCGCTCTCGGATTTTCGGACAGGTATCTGCACGATCTCCCAGGCGGACCGTCACGAGATGCTAGCGAATCTAGCCCCGATGATCCAACGTGTTACCAACGGAGCGGTCTATGTGGTTCCTAAGGTTACGGTCGATCTGAATACCACCGAGGGACAGGAGACGTTCTCGCAATTCAACCGTGATGCAATCGCAGCAGGCTATGAAGGGATCATGGTGAAAGACCCAAGTTCACCATATGAAACCAAGCGCTCCCATGCGTGGCTAAAGATTAAGCCTTGGATTGAAGTCAGCCTTACCGTGGTTGGATTCGAAGAAGGCAAGGCCGATGGGAAGTACAAGGGGACGCTCGGGGCGATCATCTTCAAGGGGGAGGATGACGGGGATCAGATCGAAGTCAACGTGGGTTCGGGGTTGTCGGACGAGCTTCGTAAGGTTATCTGGGAGAATCAGGAATCCTATATGGGTCTGATTGGTGAGATTCGCGCCGACGCAAAGACCCTGGAGCGTGGTGGCACGGTGTATTCGTTGCGCTTCCCTCGTTTCAAAGCATTCCGTGGCTTTAGTCCGGGAGAAAAAATTTAAGCATGTTCGCGCTCGGCAGGGACAATCGAATTTCATGGGCGTTCTGCTCCACCGATGGCGTGCGCCCGCTATTCGAGTCCCTGCGGGATTTTGTGAAATCTCGTCCTCGTACGTTTTGGTGCGAGGGCGCGTCGGCCCGTTCCGTATGGGTGGCCTGGGACTTCGAAAGTGAGGCCGATCACGCGGAGATTACTCGAAGATTCTACCCCGCAATGACTACTTGGGACGGGCCGTGGGACGACGCCTACCCATGCCCCTGCTGTATCTCGCCGGGTGATTTCTTTAACCTTCCCTGGGAGTATGACGAGGCAAACGATCTTGAATATGGTACAGAAGAGGAGCTAGGACGGTTTCACCACGAGTTTAAGCACTGGAAGTCACGATGCAGTTCGACCTCCCCGAGGTGGTATACGAGGTCCCGTCCAAGTCAAAGCTCCGCAAAGCGCACGGGCACGGGCACGCGTTACGGCTCGCCGAGAGCATGTACAAGACCATCTGGCTTCGGACCCTCCTCTCTGAGCGCCAGAATCACCGCTGCGCCCATTGTGGAATCCGCACTAACCTCGTTCTTAAATCGAAACAGCGTGCGACGGTCGAACACGTACTGACGCGGTCCCGTGGCGGCCGGGATCATCCGGACGATTGCGTGATGGCGTGCGCCCGCTGCAATCACAAGCGGGGAGAACGGGAATTGCCGGAAGAGCAAATGGTTCTGGAATGGCGAGCACAGGAGCAGCGCGTTGGGGCAGTTGATCAATCGGAGACAGTTCCTCACGCCGAGGTCGGATCAAAACGGGCCGATTCGACAGTACGACCCGTTCTGGTACTTCCCCGACACCCCGAGATCACGGCCGAATGAATTCACGGTCGAGTCCGCCTTCCCCTATCTCATGTATGTGCATCAGGAATACATCGAGAATCCCCGGTATGGGGAGGATAAGGGGAACTTGACGGGGAATCTCCGCGTGGCGGTCCGCCGTTGGATCGAGCGGCAGATCACCGGGGACGTGATCTGGTGGGAGGAAGACTGTTCGTTCCACCGGGTCTATGCGGCCAGCCCATCCTATGCGGACGGCAAGAAACGCTACTCCTCCCACATCCAACACGGCTACTACGTGTTTGCGTTCGAGGAGATGCATGAGGCCACCGGCTTCCGGATGCAATTCAAACATGTCGTTACCGAGATGGCCAAGTACCCGCCTGGGGGCGAGCCGAGCGAGGGCGATAACGACTTCAAGAATTCCTGGGAAGCTCGTGAGATTACCGGGTACGATCTGAACGGGATGTTTTAAATATCGACACCCGCAAATGGGGTTCGTTAAAGTGTGGGTATTCCAGATTTTACTGGTTTTACCAATCATTTTAAGGAATCACATTATGGCTCTTGATACTCTTTCTTCCAACGATAAGGTCCGATTCAACCAGTTCTTCGAAGACGGTATGAAGACTCTTCAGCAGATTGAAGACCTCAAGGAAGGTCTTAAGGACACCGCCAAGGCCCTCGGTGAAGAGTACGACGTGAAGCCCGCCCTCCTCATGAAGGCGCTCAACTCGGCCCGCAAGTCGAACATCGACGAGCAGCGCGACGAGTTCGCGGCTCTCGAAACCCTGCTTGAGGCAGTCGGTCGTCGCTGATACCAAGGGAGCCTTCGGGCTCCCTTTTTCGTGGTACGAATGCGCCGTCGCCCTCAACCTAAGAAATACATCCCTGATCGCCCGAGCCATCACGACGCTCGCCCGCTTCGGTATGCATTCACGCTGATCAATACGGAGCGAACCATGCTTCGAGATTGGTGCAGGATGAATCTGCATGGATACCGCATCACCGAGTATGCCTATTGCGTGCTCGTTCAGTTCGTCCAGTATCAAGATGCAATTCACTTCAAGTTCCGGTGGTCCGACAATACGATTTCTCCTGAATCGGCAGCGCATACACATCCGTGGTTTGCCCCGGCCGGAATGAATCGTGGTATCTTCAACGGATTCCGGTCAGGAGAAATTGGGATCATCCGGGTCGGCTCCGGCGGCAAGTCCGTATTCAACCGAAAGCGAGTTTGAATTCCATCGCCGTATTCGGATTGGTGAACCAGAACTCAAAAACGTCGTGCGTTTCTTTCGAGCCGTGAAACGGCACAAGATCGGAGGAATACTCGTAGTAGCCTGCCCGATCGGAATCGGACAACCATCTCACCATCAGGTAAGACCGCAGGGTCCCGGCGGGCTTCGTGAGCGTCACCTGGGTCAACCCAGCGATCGTCAGTCCCATATGGGCGGCGGATTCGATCAGGATATGGATATCCCCATCCGCATCGACGGCCATCAGTCGCCCGCCCAGATCGCCGTGGGGTCCACGTCGTGCACCATCTCAGCGAGATAGACGAAGTTCTGGAGCGCCGCCGCGACGTTGCCCTCGGTCGCCTGCCAGTAATCCGGATGCACGTCGCTGCGGTTCAGCCGACTGATCGCGTCCTTCAGCACCGGGATCGATTCGGCCGCTGTCATCCCGTAGATCGTACGAATCCCCTTCTCGCCCAGCTTGGCATAGAGGATCGTGCTGTAGTTGTAGGTCATGTTCAGATGAGCGTCGGGGGTTCCGCCCAGCGCGTAGGTGCCGCCGCGTAGATCGTGCTTGTCGGCGAAAGTGACCACCTTGCCGTTCAGATCGACCATCTCGATGTCATAGCTCATTGGGAACTCCGTTGGCGAAGGTGATCTTGAAATAGAAAGCCACGTCGGGATCAGTAAACATCCAGTGCTTGGGCTGTCCGACCGTTCCGCGCATGCCGCCGAAGAGACGAGACGAGAACCATCCAGCCTGTTCGTCCAGAAGGCACCAGTCCAACGCCTCTCGGTCCATCGTTTCCGTGGTGACGACCGAAAATTGTTCCCAGCCATGGTCTCGTACCATATCCTCCCAATTATACGACCAAATTCGTGTGGCCATCGGCGCCCTAGGAGTGCTCATTCGGGGTTCTCGCGACCTTGGCCCGCCTGAAAGCTTCAATCGCAGCGTTTCGAGACGCGCAGGCCCGATCCGCGTCGTCGCGCATCCGGTCGAGGTGGGCGCATCTGTCTGCGCTCGGGCAGCGCCATCCGAACCGGAACCCTTGGTCCGACATGGGGATTTGCCCATTGCCGCCGCGCCGGACACAGTTGTGGCCGCATTCGTTCAGTGACATCAACGCCTCCGGATCAAACGAGACAGGAATGTCGTGCGCATAGAGCGCACGAAGTAAACAATATCAGGATTGGCCTGCCCCTGTAACCGGCACACCTCGTCCAGGCATTCGGTGCGGGAGCCGATGAAATCAGTGTCCTGCGTGTTTCCGCTTGGAAACAGCATGGATACCTTGTGGGTCGCCGACGTGCGACGCATGCCATCGATCTGTCGCTGAAGTCGAGTGATCTCGGCGTGCGCCTCGTGGGCGATCTCGCAGAGGCGAGAGAACGAATGCGCGTGCGCATGCTTCAGGTCTTCGACAAGATCAACTTGACTCTTCGACATTTCGTTCGCGCCCCATCTGATTCAGTCAATATGCACCAATTCATCGTATTCGTCAACCCCTATCAGAAGGGAATAACGACAGAGTTAACCCCGGTATGTTACACGTAAATATGCGGTTAATTTGAATCACCAGATTTAACAAATACCATATTGGCAAAATAAATTTGAGGTAAGATGTCATACGTTGATGCAATTTTTGACCGTAATAAAGATGAAATTCATGTTGTAGAGAGAATCCAGGGCGAGCGTATCTATAACACCATGAAGGCCGAGCATGTGTTCTATTACGAGCACCCCTCGGGCGGATTCAAGACTATCTTCGGAGAGCCATGCAAGAAGTATTCGACCAATGATGGTCGGAAGTTCAAGCGAGAACTCATGAAGATCGCCACCCCGTATACGGGGAAGCCGCGTAAGATTTTTGAGTCCGATATCAATCCGATCTTCCGCTCTCTTGCGGACCACTATACGGGCGCGGACACGCCAACGCTGAATATCGCGTATTTCGATATTGAGACGGACTTCGATCCCGAGCGCGGATTCGCGCCCACCGATGATCCGTTCAACCCGATCACCGCGATCTCTGTCCACTGCGGCTGGCTCAACAAGCTGTTCACCCTGGTTCTGGTGCCGCCCACGTACACGTGGGAGCAGGGCCTGGAGATTGCCGGGCGCTTCGAAAACACCGTGCTGTTCGACGATGAGCGCGACCTACTGCGCGCGTTCATGGACGTGATTGAGGATTCCGACATCCTCACGGGCTGGAACTCCGAAGGCTACGATATTCCCTACACGGTAAACCGGATCATCCGGATTCTTGGTAAGGAGTACACCAAGGCTCTGTGCCTGTTCGACCAGTATCCACGCGAGCGCGAGTACGAGAAGTTCAAGCGCACTCAGAAGACCTACGACCTCGTTGGTCGGGTTCATTTGGATTACCTGCTTCTCTACCAAAAGCATAACACCCAGCAGCTTCACTCGTATCGCCTCGACTATGTCGGCGAGATCGAGGTTGGTGAGAACAAGATTCCCTATGAGGGAACACTTGATGATTTGTATAAGAAGGACTTCCAGAAGTTCATCGAGTACAATCGCCAGGATACCTTGCTGCTGTACAAGATCGACAGCAAAAAGAAGTTCATCGAACTAGCCAACCAGATCGCGCATGCCAACTGCGTGCTGCTGAAGACCACCATGGGCTCGGTCGCCCTGGTGGAGCAGGCCATCATCAACGAGATGCACGCGATGGGCTTCATCGTGCCCGATCGCAAGCGCACCCAGGGAATGCGTGACGGGACATGGGTGGAGCCCCACCGGGGTCCGGTGGACGATGACGAGGACGACGAGGGCCGAACCCCCGTGGTGGGTGCGTACGTGGCCAAACCCAAGGTGGGTCTGCGCAGTCACGTCGGCTGCTGCGATATCAACTCGCTCTACCCCTCTGCCCTGCGCGCGCTCAACATGAGCCCTGAGACGATCTTCGGGCAGTTCCGGCCAACCGAGACGATGGAGCTTGTTGCCAAGCGCATCGCCGAGGGTACGCCGCGCGCGGAAGCTTGGGAGGGCCTATTCCACTCACTCGAATACGGCCACGTGTTCGAGCAGTCCGGCGCACCCCTCACGGTGGATTTCGAGGACGGCACTACCCGTACGATGTCGGGCCGCCAGTGGTACGAGTACATCTTCAACCCGAAGAATCACCTCTGCGTCACCGCGAACGGCACACTGTTCCGCACCGACAAGGACGGCACCATTCCGATGCTGCTGGCCAAATGGTACGCGGATCGTAAGACCATGCAGGGGAAGGAGAAGGACTTCCTCAAGCTTGCCGAGGCTGAGACCGATCCAACCAAGAAGGCCGAGTACAAGGCCCTCCAGGGGTTCTGGAATCAGCGCCAGCAGGCCCGTAAGATTCTGCTCAACTCCCTCTATGGGGCGCTACTCAACGAAGGGCTGCGGTTCTATGATGAGCGCGTGGGTCAGTCGGTTACCCTGACGGGTCGCTCGATCGTCCGCCACATGAACGCGAAGATCAACGAGGTGATCACGGGTGAGTACGACTACCGGGGCGAAGGCATCGTCTACGCGGACACCGACTCGTGTTACTTCTCCGCCTACGAGGTACTGGCGAACGACCCCGCCTATGCTGAATTCGAGTGGACCAAGGAGAACATCATCGAGCTTTACGACTCGATCGCCGATGTGACCAACGAATCATTCCCCGCATTCATGCACAACACGTTCAACACCTCGTTGGAGCGCGGTGGCATCATCAAGGCGGGCCGCGAACTCGTTGGATCGAAGTGCCTGTTCATCAAGAAGAAGAAGTATGCGATCCTCGTGTATGATCTTGAGAACAACCGCATGGACGTGAACGGGAAGCCGGGCAAGCTCAAGGCGATGGGCCTCGATCTGAAGCGCGCCGACACGCCAAAGCCGATGCAGAAGTTCCTTGAATCCATCCTGATGGACCTGCTCACGGACGTTCCGCGCGAGGACATGTACCGGAAGGTTCGCGAGTTCCGGAAGGAATTCGTCAAGCAGAATGGCTGGGAAAAGGGCTCACCCAAGAAGGTCTCCGCCTTGTCCGACTACCGCGACAAGGCGGCACGGGCGGACGAGAACGCCAAGGACTTCAGTTCGAAGAAGACCCTCGCCCAGGCTAAGGGGACGAAGAACAAGGTCCAGATGCCCGGACACGTGCTGGCCTCGATCAACTGGAACGACCTATGTAAGCTCAACAAGGACCGCTACTCTATGCGGATCGGCGATGGCTCCAAGATTGTCGTGTGCAAGCTTCGGCCGAATATCTACAAGATGGATTCGATCGCCTTCCCGATCGATGAGCCGCACCTGCCCGCGTGGTTCAAGGAGCTTCCGTTCGATCACAAGGCGATGGAAGAGATCATCATCGACGCCAAGCTGACGAACCTCGTCGGCGTGCTCGATTGGGACCTCAACGCGACCAAGGAGGTCATGGCGGAAGACATTTTCGTCTTCTAATTAACCATCCCTGAGAGGTATGGGGGATTTTTCGTGAGATTCTTTGTAGGGTACGATATCTCTCAGGGGGGAACAGATGAAAATCACGCGAAACGGCGACGAGGTTGAGGTGACTCTCACCTCGGAGAGCCCCCTGTTCACGCCGGGGATTCATGCGTACGATTCCAGGCTGCATCCGAAGTTTTTCGAATGGATGAATCACCGGGCCAAGACGATCGCCGTCATGGGTGGGCGCCATCACATCCAGATGATCATGACGTTCGAGCCCGAGATTCAGGAGGAAGTGGACAAGTATCTCACGCTCGTGCGCGTGGCAGGGCTGCAAGCGGTCGAGACGTATGAATAAGCCGGTCCTTGTCGGAGACGAGACCACAGGTTGGTCGGTGAGGCTGTTCGTTCTGGACAGCGCCGCGCTTCAGTACACGGCTGACTGGACCGCCGAGCCGACGCCGGAATTCATGCGATGGATACGTGATAACGATCCGGGCGCCGAACTGGTTTTGTACAACGCAACCACGTTGATCGTGAATTTCGCGACCACCGAGGGGGCTTTCGCGTTCAAGCTCAGGTACTGTTAATGTCAATACGTAAGAATCGCCTGTCCAGAAACCAGCACGGCGGATGGTTTATCTGTGCGGTCTGGCCGCAAGACAATTATTTCATGGAAGATTTATGGACGCTGAAGGAAGAATTTCGTACATGGGTTGAGCAGCAAGAACCCGGAGCCCGATTTACAAATCCGTCTGTTGGTATGATTGTGATCGAAGTCAACGACGATACGGCCTTTGCGTTTAAGCTCAAATACCTCTGATTTTTTTATTGAACCAATACTTCAAAAGTTGTTTAATACATTGGTACTTAGGAAATAGTTATGCGCGACGCCATTGCAGATGTAGTGAAGCAGACCATTGGTCTGACAGCGGTCATTAAGGTTACCGGTTCGGCCGACGCCACCCGTATTCAGGGTGTGGACGACAACAAGACGGTGTTCATTGATGGTCATCTGCGTACCGCTCTGCCGGAGCTTTCCGGTGAGTTCGGTATGATGAATCTTCCGCTCCTCCGGGGCTTGCTCGAATTCGCTTCCTACCGGACCGAGAAGGCCAAGTTCTCGGTAAAGCGTAAGGTCGTCGGGGAGTCGCAGGTCGAGACGGTCGAGCAGTTCGAGTTTCGCGATGGTTCAGGTGCAGGCGCGGATTTCCGTTGCATGAATCCTGATCGGGTCCCCGATCAGGCCGAGATCAAGAACATTCCTTGGGATATCACTGTCACCCCGGATAAGAGCAAGATCGCTGAGTTTCAGCAGATCGCCTCGCTCTACGCCGAGGTGGATAAGAATTTTGGTGCGAAGACCGAAAACGGCAACCTGCTGTTCTTCTTCGGGGACGATAACTCCTCCACCCATCGCGCGTCGATGGTGTTCGCATCCGAGATTGGAGCCACGCTCAATGCTGGGCTCCAGTGGAGCGCGTCGCAATTCCTGCAAGTCCTCAAGCTTGCCGGAACCGAGGGCCGCATCCGCATCTCGGGCCGTGGTGTGCTCTGTGTTGAATCAGAGACCGCATTCGGCTCGTACAAGTATTACCTTCGCGCTTCGCGTTGAGGTACGCCCATCCTGCCATTTAGTAGAAACCGGAGGTGATCCAAACCATTTTGCAGGATGGAGAAGAGTGGGGACAGGCGCTGACCTAGTCCGCACCGTTCGTTCGGTGTACAAGAGACATCGAACCAAGCCGAGAGAGGTTGGGGCCTCTCTCGGCTTTTTTCATGGCTCAAGGGCGAGGAGAGGCAGACGCGCAGTCGGTGAAAATCCGTCCCGTGAAGCGAGGGTCGCGCCGCCTTCGGATGGTCCTCGATCGGCAATCCTCTACGTCACTGTTCCGGAATGATGCGAAGTATCGGTAGCGGCAGGCCGTTCTGAGTACGCCGGATTTAACACAGCCCTTGGCCAAACTCTCATTTTTATTCGCGTTTCAGCCCGATTCGCTGGTATGCTTATGTAAATAAAAACTGAATATTTGGAGCTTATTTTGAAAAAGAAGCGTTTGATTCCCATTCCATTCAACCTCATGCCCGCAAGCTGGGGTCTGTCCGGACAGGCATACGACGAAGCCGAGGCGCACTACTACTACGAGGGCGAGGCCCTAGAGCGTAAGCTGGTGCAAATCCGGGTTTCCCCCGGTCCGGAGCGAGATAAGCGCCTGATGGCCCTCGATCTCGCCTACAAGCACATCACCGCGTACGAGTACGACAGCCGTATGCTGGAGATGAACGGCCTCGGCACCGACACGATGGCGATCCTCGAAAACGAGTACAAGCACGGTCGCAAGACCGATCACGAGTACCTTGAGGGGAAGATTCGCGCCACTCTAAAGGGGAAAGAGCGAGAGAAGGCTCTGATCGAACTACGTATGAACGAGGGTGACCTCGATCAGTACGAAGCGAACAAGCAGATGATCATGCTGGAGGATGAATCGAACGAGCGCGCCATCGCACTGCTCGATCTCGATCTGCTCCACGAGAAGATTAAGAAGCGGGAGCACGAGAAGGGGGTTGCAACGATCCGGGAAGAGCCCTGGGTCGGCGTGATTGATGACGGATTCGACCTCAATCAGGGCGTAAACGGACTATACTTCGAACTTGACTGGAACGAGCATTGGATCACGTACCTGCGCATGAACGGGTATGGCGGTCATACCGAAGATCAGATCATCGAAGCATGGTTCGCCGATGTCTGCCGCACCTACGTGGCGGAGAGCAACGGCGACGCCGAGTTCCAGCCCCGTCCGGGTCGTGTCACCAACCGCTTCGACGGCGGCAACGGAACGGCACATTACACATGAAGCTGACGCACGCCGCCTATTACGGACTTCCAGAAGTCAGCGAGATGCCCGAGACTGTCATGGCCGGAATCTGGGCCAGATGGGACGACTATCCCGAATACGTCTTCGAACGTGTGGGTTCCGAGTGGAAAGCCCATAGAATCGTGATCGAAGATTAACCGTCATCGGTCCCAGGAGAGGACAGGGAGGCCCAAGGGCCTCCCTTCTCGGTTCAGTGGCCCGAACGCTTGGTCGGCGCGACTTCCAGGCGCTCGACCGTGCCGAGAAGCTGACCCAGGGCGGCCACATCCGCAGCGGTCATCTGATCGGCGGTGCGACCGCAGGCATTGGTGAGATAGCCGACGAATGCATTGACCATGCGAGTCGTGGCTTCCAGCTTGGCATCGCCCGGCTGGGCCGTGGCGGTCTGGCTGAAACGACCGTAGCCCTCGAAAGCGGGGGACGCCGGAGCCGCGTCGCGCTCGGCGAGAAGGAAGCGCTCCGAGGTAGCTGCCCGGCTCATTGGGCTGCGAGCAGGAGCCGCCGGAGTCGGGGCGGCGGGGGAAAGTGCGGCAGAAACCGCAGCAATACCGGCGCCATTGAGATGATCCTTGTCAGCACCGTTGCCCTTGGAAGCGTCGGTGCTGCTGGTATCGTTGTTCATTTTGGGTGCCCTCTGTTTGCTTGAGCCGAAGCTCGGGGGCGAGAAAGCCTCGACACTAAGGCCAAATCAAGCCGCGAATCGCATTTTCGTGACCCCATACAGGACTTGTGACATTTTTATCTCAAACCGTGCCATTTTGGATCAACGAAATAATTTGAAACCACTCGGTGGAGCGGCTACGATCAGATTTACATTTTGTAGGTGGATTTGAAGATGTCCGAATTTCTTGACAAGCTGAATCAGAAGTATGGCACCCCGAAGGAAGTCGGGATCGATACGTTCAAGAACATCACCAAGGATAAGAACCTGTTCGAGCAGGCCGGTATGGCGGTTTGCGCAACCAAGTATCCGCAGATTCCCGCCTACGCAGGTCTCGCCGGGGCAGGCGCAGGGATTCTCGTGACCCTCTTGGTCGTTTTTATCTACAATACGTTCTTCCGTCGCCGGAAGCCTCAGGTGATTGTGATGAACAATTCAAGTGTTCCTGCGACGGTCAGCGTCACGACGACACCGGACTCTTCCACGGACGCGAAGCTCTAAGTCGATGCGCTTCGGAATTATCGATATCGCGAATCTATTCGCGCGTGCACAGCATGCCACCAAGGGCGACGCGTACACTAAGGCGGGCATGGCTCTGCACATCATCTTCATGAGCCTGCGTAAGCTTCGACGCGAGATGCAGGTCGATCACATGGTGTTCTGCGTCGAGGGTCGTTCATGGCGATACGACGCGTTCCCGCAGTACAAGGCACGGCGCAAGCTGGACAAGATGGTCAAGACCGCCGTCGAGAAGGAAGAGGACGAGGTTTTCTACGAGATTCAGAAAGACTTCATCGACTACTTGGCCGAGAAGACCCGCTGTACGGTACTTCAGAGTGAAGGCGTCGAGGGCGACGACTTCGTGGCTCGTTGGACCCAGCTTCACCCGAAGGATGAGCACTTCATCTTGTCGAGCGATTCCGACTTCATCCAGCTTCTGGCCCCGAACGTCACTCTGGTCGATGGTATGGCCGAGCGGGTCATCACCGTGGACGGCGTGAAGAACTTCGCGGGTGAAGAACTGGTGTTCTCGGTCGATCCCTCGTCGGGCAAGCTCAAGGTTCCGGGTACGCTCAAGGAGATGGCGGACAAGCACAAGCGCGCCGAGAAGGAGAAACGACGGGCCGACCCGAACTATGCGATCACCGACTACACGTGGACGCCTCCGCAGGATGATTGGTGGCGCCGGGCGTTGTTCATCAAGTGCGTCCGTGGGGACGTGGGCGATGGCATCTTCTCGGCCTATCCGGGGGTGCGCTATGAGGGGTCGTCGAAGAAAACTGGAATCCGCGAGGCTTGGGAGGATCGCAACGCCGGGGGATTCCACTGGAACAATTTCATGCTGAGCCGGTGGGACAAGGCGATCGGTCGGGACGAGAAGGGTGAGACGATCACGGAGAACGTCCGGGTGATGTCCGAGTACGCATTCAACCAGACCCTGATCGACCTTACCGCGCAGCCCGAGAAGGTGAAGGAACTCATGGACACGGTTATCGTCCAGGCTGTGCAGAAAGAGCCCGTGGGGAACGTCGGGATCAATTTCATGAAGTTCTGTGCCAAGAACGACTTGACCAATCTGAATCGGGATGCCAACGATCACGCGGCATACTTGAATCGCGGCTACTCCGGGTAAGGTTAATGGCTCGTAGGGATTGGGAGGCCGAGTGGCAAAACATCCCTATGAGCCGCCCCGAGGTTCGGCTCTATCGGACCGGCGGGGCTTTCCACTTCGGCGCGTTCGGCGACGTGCGGGACGACGCGTTTGAGGCGTTCCTGCAATGGTGTGACGATCGGGATATCCGCCTGGGCGATGACCACAACTTCGAGGAGCCGCGCCGCCGGTATTTCAGCCTGGGGACCGTGACGGCCGATCATGCGTTCGAGATGCGCTTGGCCTGGGCATTCGTGACATTTGTTGATCGAGGAGCAACGTGGTGAAGTACTGGATCAACATGGGCGACATCCTCTACGGGGCAAACATTCAGAAGGTCACCGAGGAGTACGCCAAGGATACCGGTGGGGATTGCCGCTTCGTCGGATGCCTGTGCCTGAAGGGTAAATCCGGTTACACCGACAGGGTGTTGACGTTTTGGCAGGAGAAGCCCGCCCGTCCGGAATACTCCAACTACTTCGGCCTGTTCCGGAACACGAACGGCACGATGATCACCAACGCGGTGTCGATCGCTGAGGGCACCTGGGACGGTCTCGCCGACCCCGAGACGGGTGAAGTGCTGTTCTCGCGCGACCGCCACGATTTTCGTCGTTCCAAATCGGGGAAATTTACCGTAGACGGAGGTAGAGACTACCTGAAGATCAGCGGGCATGGATTCTTACAAGCCAAGCTCAGGGTCGTTCGGGATCGTATGATTCTGGAAGACGTATATGAACACGAAAGACTTCCTCAAGATTCTGCGTGATCCTGCCGTCCGAGAATCACTGCGTGGTCCGGTCGGACCGATGGGGCCGATAGGACCGCAGGGATTGCAGGGGCTGAAGGGCGACACCGGAATGATGGGCGCCACGGGCGCCTCCGGTCCGACCGGGCCTCGCGGTCCCGTTGGACCAAAAGGCCAGCCCTCACCGGAAGTCCTCCTGAAGGGCGTTCGTCCGAGTCAGCGATACGAGGAAGCTTCTATCCTGCGGGTGGCCGCCTACGACCCTGGCACGATTGCGGGCGCAGTCCACCTCTCGGTGTTCCTGGCAACCGATGGCACCGAGATCGAGGACCATCGCATCATTGGGACCGCGCGGGGCGGTTCGTTCCACCGCGCCTACCCGGAGCATGGCATCGCCCACATGCGATACGCGTGTGTTGAGGAATCCTCGCTGAAATGCTTCGAGGAATGGCATGCGCGGTACCAAACTCTGTTCGGGGATGCGAACCTGTCCGAGGACTGCTTCGCCCGGATTCCTGAGGATCAGCACACCCTCACGTTCGTTGACACGCCGCCGCTGGACGACCAGTACGAGAAGCACATCGAAATTCTCGTGTGGATCAGTCAAAATTGCCGCTCGCCTTTCTACCACACCAGCCCCAGCTATCCGTGGAATCCGGGAAAGCTCGCGTTCGTCGATCCCAATGAGGGGTTCGCGTTCCGACTTAGATTCCGGGGAACGTAGAAATAGAACTTCGCACCGCATTGCGGTATCGTGGGGATCATGAATCCTATTTGGTACATCCACGGTGCGAGTTCGACCGCGAGAAGCTTCAACTACATTAAGTCGGAGCTTCCTCATCACGAATTCAAAGACATCGAATACACCCACGACCAACCGGTAACGCGCACGCTCGACGCATTGGTGTCGGCGCTCGATGCCAGTCCGGTGCCGGTGAACTTGATCGGTCATTCCCTGGGAGGCGTGCTCGCGGTGGCGGCCTCTCAGCGTTCTGAGAAGGTCGCCAACGTCGTCACCCTGGCGTCGCCCTTAGGGGGCTCCCAGGTGGCCGCTCTGATGCGCTGGATATCGCCGAGCCAGCTTCTCGATGACATCCACCCGCACTCCACCCTGATCAAGCAGGTGAAGCGGTCGCCGAATCGCTGCACGATCATGTCGATCGTCACCACGGGCGGCGGCATTTCGCTGCTCTCGGGCGAGAACGATGGCGTGGTCACGACCGAGAGTCAGGTGGCGATTCGCGGACCCATTTACCTTCGGGTTCCGGTGAATCACTTCGAAGTCCTTCTCTGTCGCGAATCAGTCGAACTTATTTCCGGACACCTTTTCGTTTAATATACCTTTCAGTATCTATTCATTTTACTATTCATTTTTTAATCCATACTGCGAGATATTTTTATGCCGAGCATCATTATGCTCGTCGGCCTGCCAGGGAGCGGGAAGACGACCTATCGTGACAAGTTTATCAAAGATGTTTTCTGCTCAAACCCACTGGTGATCTCTCAGGACGATCTGGTTGAGGCGTATGCGGCCGAAAACAACATGACCTATACGCAGGCGTTCAAGACCGCGAATCTCAAGGATTTCCAGCGTCAGGTCAAGCAGGTGTTCGTCGAGGCCATTGCAGATGGGCGGACGATCATTCTGGACCGTACCAACCTGACCGTGAAGACGCGCAAGTCGTTTCTCTATCTGGTTCCGGCCCACTACAGGAAGATCGCCATTGTGTTCGACGTACACCCGCTGGTGCTGGAGGATCGCTTGGAGCGCCGCGCCGCCGCAACGGGGAAGTTCATCCCTGATTTCGTGATCGACCAGATGCGCCGCTCTTACACGGCGCCGACCCAGGAAGAATTCGACCATATCGTGTACGAGCAGACACAGCTAGCCTCGATTGCCCTTCGGATTCGATCCGTGTTCCGGAAGGGAATTAGATTCATGAAACAAATTGCAGATAAATTTAAGGCTGGTGATAAATAAGATTAGCCATTCAAGAGATGAGGGCGGGCGAGGAAACTCCCCGCCTTTCATTTTGTCTAAATAGTGCCATGTCAGACACTGAATGCCATTGCAGCGATCCGATTGACGTGATCCCACAGCAGTCCCGCCAGCCCATCTATCCGTACACGGTTAGCCCGATACCAGAGAGCGGCTGCACGTTTACCATACTTCCAATGAACGCCCTGGTGTTCCCGTTCAGGCTCTGTCCTGGCGTTTCAGTACAGATCAATGTTCAGCATCTGGCGCGGGTCCAAGATAGGTCTTTACGATGCTGGGTTTCGTATCAGCCGATCGGCACCAGCGTATCATTGAAGAATTACAATGCCGCCGCTTGGGAGGCTAATCGAAATGACCGCGAAATCATTGCGATCTACGACTTGAATGCACCTGAGCCGACCGGAGTCACATCTACGATCGCTGCCGCCCCAGGGGTATTTTATCTTAACGTGCATAACCTCATTAATTCGTCGAACCAATTCGCTCTCCGGTTGACGCAGTGTGGGAGCACTGGTAATCCCTGATCCTATCGAGGATAGGGGATTTTCATGTCGATTTATGCATACGCAGATGGCGACGATATTCTTGTCGTGACCGCAGCTACCAGCCTCGCCGAATACGATGATTTCTACGCGCGGGCGGCAGCAGAGCGCGCCGACTATGCCTCCGAGAGCCAGCCCGATGTCATGGGGATGCTTCTCGATCCAATCTACTCCCGCCTGAAAAAGCCCCCGTACGTGTTCCAGCACCTGTCCTCGCTTCAGCGAGACGAGTTCGTGAACAAGCACAAGATCATCCTGCTCGGCCCGAACGCTGCGATCGATCATTCCAACGATATGATCGATCGCGCTCTGCGCCAGCAGGAGTCTGCCATTGGCGAGCGTGATACTCGGACGATCGGCGAGGCTCTGGGCCTGACCGAGAATGATCCCTGGGACAAGCGATCGGAAGAGCAGAAAGAAAAGGAAAAGGCCGCTCAGGAGAAGTACAAGAAGGCGTACGACGAAGCACAGAAGCGTGGAACCATCTCGGGTGACTCGTTCTCTTCTCCCCAGGACAAGAAGGCCCACGTCACCGATATCCGGACGACGATCCATTCGGACGGTTCGATCACGATCGACAATGTGCGGGCGGTCAAGGGTCTGCACGAGAAGTCCGACACCGTCGATCAGCACGTTGCGGAGGAGCGCGCCCGTGTGCGTGCGGACGCCCAGACGAACTACGGTGACTATACGCATCCGGCCGAGGGCGAGCCGGTTTCGAAGCGCGCCTCCGACTACGCGTTCGGTGTGGCCGACGACGTGGTGGCGATCACCTCGCGCCGCATGTTCGACGCCATGAGCGCGGTCGATGATGTAGCCCTGACCGACGCGATCGGCGACAGGCTTCCGCCCAGCCTGATCGAGGTCGAGCCCGGCATCTTCCATTCGTCCAAGCTCTCCGGCGAGGCCCTGGCGACCGTGCTGGAGGCCGCCGGGTTCAGCCCGAACACGAAGCTGCACCGTCTGGTCAACGGCCTCCCGCTGGAGCCGGTGGAGGGCGAGGAAGAGACCCAGCCCGAGGCGGCCCCGGATCAGTTCGAGGAGAAGCGTCTCGCGGATAATCTCGCGGCTCGCTCCAAGGAACTCGCCGACGTGATCGCGCAGCGCACGAAGCGCACCCGTTCGGGCAATGCCCCGGCCGGGGTGATCTCCGAAGATCATGAGGAGAAGAAGGCCGAGCTTGGTCCGCCCGACTTTCGTGATGCGAACGGGGACAACATCGCCATCGCCAATGACGGCCTCGTGTCGGTCTACTTCAAGGTCGAGGTCGAGGGTGAGAAGCTGGAAACGGTTCTGCCGTTTCTCGAAGGCAAGGGTTTCCCCCTGCGCGCGATCTATGAGAGCCGTGACCACACCGCCGGGTGCTGGTTCGTGTCAGTGCGTGAGGCGTCCTCTTCGGATGCGTACGAGCTTCTGACCGAGGGTGGCTACAAGGCGACCTTCTACGGATGCGACCAGAACGGTGAAGCTCTGGCCCCGGCGGAGATCGAGATCGTTGACACCGAGGCGTCCGAGGAGACTCCGATCCGCCCTTGGAACGAGCGCCGCCGTGCCTGGGACCGTCTCACGGACGAGGAGAAGGTCGAGAACCGCAAGACGTGGAAGGGCAGTGAGTTCGTCATCACGGGTGAGTACGATCAGCGCACGGGCTGCTCCGTTCTGATCACTCCGCGTTCGTACTTCTACGAGAACAACGCGCTGTTTCCGGAACTGCTCGACCTCACGCACATCCTGCCGGACGATCTCAAGTTGATCGACGACGCCGGTTGGTACAACACCAAGAGCCGTGGTGAGAACGTCCTGATGACCGACCTGTGCGTGCGTCGCGGGTTCATCGACGACTGGACCCTGCGACTGTTCCTGAACCAGCAGGGCCGGTGATCCGGTATCCACCACTAGACAGCACCGGGGAGGCTCCCTGGTGCAACGACTGTCCTTGGCCGCATCGCCGCCGAATGGAGCGCGGCGTCGTGGCCAAGGATATTACCTTTAATACCCCTGAGATGGATCAGACCCGGACCCTGGTGATGCCGGGCTGGTATTGTGGGGCTTGCGGGGACTCGTGCCACTCGAAAGAGGACATGCAAGTGTCCGACGCGGTCCTGGCGGAGATGAAGAAGGCGGCCGGGAAGTGACCTGCTGGTTCTACTTGGATGATGCCACGCGCTCGGAAGGGTGCGTGGTTTCCCGTTTCATGTGGAGAGGGGCCGAGCACGTGGTGATCGAGGCCCTTGGGGGATTGCTGATTCGCGATGCTTTCGCAATTTCCGAGATCGATGAATCTCGCTTGGGGTTCGGGGATACGGATGATGCGCTGGCCGCCGAGATAGCCGACGTGATCATGCCATTGACGCCATGCCGATGAGAGCCTGACAATGGAATGCTTTCCCATCACGGCGGACTTCGGCCCGAGATTCGTGCCCGGTGTGATCGGCTGCATTGGCGGGCTGATCCTGCATCAGGAATACGACGTTCGCCAACTCTGGTTCGACTTCATGGCCGGATCGGTCATGCGTCTTCCCAATCCGTCCAAGGCCACTCCGCAACCGCCCGAGTATCGTCCCCGCAAGTGGAATACTACGGGATTCGCCAAAATGGGCGATCACGGTCGGACCATGTATCTGTACGAGAAGGGGCAGGAGCAGTTACAGCTTCCTTTCAACGAATTTCGGAGCCTATCGAAGACCGAGCATTCCCGCCTTGTCCAGTCCCAATATGCCGGATGGGACAAGCCCAACGGGAAGCCGATCGTGTTTCGAATCAACCCGGACACCCACAAGGATGCTCGACGCTGGTGCGTGGAGAACCTGAAGGGGCGCTATCACCTCAAGCCCGAATCTCTCAGCCTGCAATTGGCCCAGGACGCTGTGATGGCGAAGATTTTTTGGCAGACCGGAAAATCGTGA